CTATTTATAGTCTTACTTTCTGGATTAGATATCCAAAAAAATGGTATATCTTTAACCGGTGTATCATAAGTAACAACTACATTTGCGGATATATATGTATTTAATGAAGAGGTGTTGGCAATTAAACTTCCACGTTCAAACCCACCAACATGATAATTCTGCTCATCGGTTCTAATAAAGTATGATGTATCGGGATTCCAATCCTGTGCTGTAGTAGGTACATTTATTATAGTACGATTTATCGGATATTGTAGACCTAAACTATTGGAGCTTGGGTAATCAAACAGTATTGCATTACTATCTATATATCCACAACTAGGTAATATTCCATTTATTGTTATTGTATATGGAAATTCAACACCGGTCCATTTTAATTCTGGTATTGGATCTTTACCATTTCTGGTGATTTCTAAATGATCTGGATCTATCGCTAAAACTCTATGTGGAATAACTGCTAGAACCTTACTGTTAGCATAACCAGGTACTTCTTGTTTTTCGAATGTATCAAATGGACGTGCTGATACTTCTAATGTAGCCCACAATAAAACTTCCGTATTATCCAATGTTGGCATGTCGTCAATATAATAAAATTGAGCGGTTCCCGTTGAACCTATTAAATCACCACAAACGGTATAGACTAGAGTTGATGTGGTAAATGTTAATGATTGTATTGGATCCCCGTTTAAATCGGTGAACTTCCATTGTGGTAAAAGATGTCTATATTTGTTATTTATTTCTTGATACGGAGCTGATCTAGAAAACTGCGAATATAAATAAACCGTATGTTCGGTTGCTGTGGATGAACTAAATAGTGTTAATTCAAATGGATATATTGTAGATACACCAGCTTTTCCCGCAGGTGGAATATCGGAATAAAGTAGGAAATCCCCATAACCGACAGTAATCGTCTGACAAAATGTATTTGAACTTCCATTAAATGCCGTCAAACATACGGTATATGAATCAAAATCAACATATTTATGTGTAGGATTTGGTTCTGTACTAAATGCACCATCACCAAAATCCCAAGACCATGCTGTAATTGATGGTACAGCAGGAGCAAATGTAATATAGTTAAAATTAACTATAGGTGATAATAATTCATTTATATTCATTTGTTAATACTCTACGTTTTCGTAAATTTTTGTTTCTAACTGTACTGTTATTTTTCCACTGAAGTTATCCTTGTCATAAAGATATGGATATTCAAAATACGAAAGAGTTAAATTCTTTATCGCTAATCTTATATCATTTGCATATATAGGATTAAACACTAATAAAGATAAGCCCTCAAAACTAACTGATGTATCGTCAGTTCTTCTCGTATAGAATGTTTTTACTCCATTAATAGAAAGTATATCAGAAGTTAGTTTCTTTACATCTATGGTTTGTCCCAAAGTAGCATTCGATCGGCTGAAGTAATTAACAAATACGTTATTTACATCATTAGCTATTGAGTTATTATCTCGTCTTGAATTAGGCTCCTTTATTACTAATAATTCGGTATTATTAATATCATCCAATGTTGTTGCTGCTCCTACTAAAGGTATTGCCAAATTAACACCAAGATAATTTGGATCCATTACGATTACTTCGGAAGTAAGTGTTTTCTCACTCTTCATTGATGATAATATAAGTTCCTTCTGTGAAGGTAGTACATACGAATAATCTATCTTAGAATTTGTAGATATTCTTGGTACAATAAATATGTATATGTTATTAAAATTACATGAATCACCAAACTGAACCTGATTATACAGTGCTCTTGATATATCACTTGGTTTAGAAATACCAAGATCGTAATAATACTTTAAATACTCCGACAAATACTTCCAGTTATTAACCGTTTTTACATCGTTAATTAAATTAGCGAAATTGGTCTTAACATAATTTTCGTAATCACCTTCTGTAACTAGTCTATATTGTGATCTAAATACACCAGGTGCATTCTTTCTTATAGAATCAACATCTTCTTCTTTACCTGAATATGTTGATACGGAATCATTTGTGAATGATAATGACGTAAAGTCATTCATAGACTGGTACTGGTTATTGACTACATCGGTAAATATAGTATTAAATTGTACTGTCTGATATTTAGTAAGTACTTTTCCGTCTAGTACACCGACACCAACTTCGCCATTGGATCCTTTAGAAGAAAGATAGTATATAGCTACCTCATCATCAGTATTAAGCTTTCTTCCATTTATACCATTACCAAATTTTATCTCGTAGTTTTTATTTTCATTAAATCTTAATTCATATACACTATCATTAGTTGTATTTAAATATAATGATGTTGTAGGATTCCATTGTTCCCACTTTTTAGTTGTTATTGGTTTAACATATACGTGAACATTAAAATGATCGATTATGATATTCTGACCTGGTGTTAAAAATACAATTTCATTCTCCTGTCCTATTGCGGTATATACTGGATACTCCTCAAACTTACCTTGATACAATAGTTTATTATCCGAAAGATCGGTAAGTTCCTCATCTCCGGTAACCGTCTTAGAAAATGTTATATCTTCGTTGAATGAATACGGAACACCATTTAATTGAAAATACGAATATCTTGGTAGTGTATATAATGAAGCATTAGCAGTTTCTCCAGTACCCAAAGCCGATGCGGTAAAGGAAAGGGTAGCTGTTTGATTTCCTATTGGCTTATAATCCAATAGTTGAACTACTCGGTTCATATTTTCATATATCTGAGCATCAGAGAACATATTTTCAGAAGACGACTTATTTAGATAAAACATTAATACGTTAAATGTATATGACACGATATCAACAACAGTAGATATGTTACTTCCTTCGTAATTTTGATCCGTCCATACTCCACCCTTAGTGAGCATGTCTTTAATATGTTGTTTTAACGTTAAAGCATCAAATGCCAAATAACTATTCTTATCCATTTGTAAATCGCTCATATATTCTCCTAAATACTATCTATTACAGATCACTTTGACATTACTAAGTAACACATCATTATTTACATCAATTATGCCCTTTATGTCTACGGCCTTTCGTATACTATTGATTATAAGTGACAAGGTTACTTCATATTCATGCTGTTCCGGTCTTCCTATTACATTAACTACACTTACCGTTACCCTTGGTTCCCATGTTTCTACCGAATACACTATCTCATTACCTATTTGATTAGCGGTATATTCGGATATCGGCTCAAAAAGGTATTTTTTAAGGTTACTTCCAAATTCAGGTACTAGAAAACGTTCTCCAGGTGTTGTATTGAATATATTCATTATTGAGTTTACAACCGCATTAACGTCATAATCCATCTGAATGTCCTTACCATTGATAACCTCACCATTAGGACCACTTCTTACGTTAATACTATCAATATCAAGGTGTAAATCAGAATACGTGTACCCAACCGTAGACTTATTAACATTCTTTAACGTTGTAAATACTATTGATGCCATTAAAACCTCATAAATATTTAACTTTTGGATATAATTTATCAACTGAATTAGGGATAAAAAGATAAATATTTGTAGGTTTAAATCTAATAGGAGAAATTTATGAAGTTTAATGACAAATATAAAGTTATAGCAGAAGCTGCAATTACACGTTACCAGAACGGTGGATTACTTGCCGGTGATGTAGTAAAGATCCGTAAAGATGCGTTTAAGAATGAAAAAGTTACTGGTATGTTAGATAATTACAAAGCACAAATCAAAAACGCAATGGAAACCGATTTAAATCTTAGAGTTAGTTGCGTAAAGAGTATTAGAGCTAATAGTACAGGCAATTATAGTGGTGGTACAGACGCACCAACTGATTATCATGTTGATATTTATGTTGAATATGCACCTGGTCTATGGCGTGATGCAATGACAGTACCTATGGAGATCCTTGAACGTATTGATACAGGAATTAATATGGCACCGATACCAGATAGCCTTAAAAGACCCACAGTGGTCCAAGGAGCCACCGAATTAAAGACCAATGACAAAGATCGTACCAATGCAAAGAAAGACACCAAGATGGCAAATATCACTCCTCCGAAGGATGGTAGAGATGGTATAGAGAAGCCAACAGAAGATAAGAAAGACTACACAGGAAAGCCACATCAGCTTAATAAAGAGTCTTTGGAATCTTTGTACGGTGATATGATTCTTTTAAAGTAATTACATAACCTTTAAAAGTTCCAAAATACACGCATAAAAGTTAATTTCATGATCCATTACGATCTGATGCGAGTACATTGCCTGCGAAATTATCAAAAGTGAGACACTTTTAGTATTATCCTCGATTTTTGACGAATAAATACTCTCAAATAGCATTTTTAGCAGTCCATGATAGTCGTTATAGAACTTTATTTCATTCGAAAGTACAAATTCTCGTATTTTTTGATGATTTTTCTTAGTTTTGAGCATATCTACTATCTCATCAACGAATTTGTTGTTTAAATCTACATTATTACCTACAAATACACCATTTATTGTGTATTTTTGTACTTCCCCAATGATTTTTCTCATATCTGGGAACTGGGTTTGTACTAGTTTTATGAAAAACTCCTTATTTTCTGCAGGAATTTTAACATTTTCGGTCTTTACGATGTGTTTTATTCGGTTAAATACATCATCGAAGTTTGGAGTTAAGTCAATTACTTGAAATCTTGACTTAATTGGTGCACTTACCATAGAAAGGTAATTACAAGTTGCTATAAATCTAGTATTCTTTGAATATTTTTCTATTACGTTACGTAATGCCTTCTGTGCTGATGTACCACCGGCTCCAGATCCACCAGATAATCCGTCAATCTCATCTAGTAATACAACTTTTAGTTTACCATCAATAGATAATGTCTGTGCAAAGTTAATTACTTTGTTTCTTATAGTGTCAACACCGGATTCCTCTGACGCATTGATATAAAGATATTGACAATCTAAAATTTCATCAACGAGTATCTGTGCTACTGTAGTTTTTCCGATCCCCGGACTACCAGAAAATAACAAATGTGGTATACTGTTTTTTCCTCGAAATTGTTCAAGAAACTTGCGGTTGCTGTCGCTTAAAACAACATCCGCAAGTTTTTCTGGCCTGAACTTTTCGATCCAAAGATCGTTAAATATATTATCCATGAAGTAATTCCCGACCAGTAAAGTTATTGTCCTTTACTTCTTTAATGGCGTTATTCTCTCTAATCGCAACACCTTCGTTACGACTAAGCCATGCTAAAAGTTCAGAAACCTTATCTCCATTGATCTGAAATCTACCATATCCATCTACAGTTACTGTAATCATAGTTTCTCCTACTTGGTTTTTGTTTTCTTATCCTTCTTAACCTTTGGTTTATTCTTAATATCTTCCTCTAGTTTCTTGTTAACAATCTCTGCCTTATCTATGTAATCCTTAAGAATCTTTACATAGGCATAGTTAATCAATTCCCTCTCATCATTAAGTATATGCAATTTCGCATATTCTATCAACGATTTTTTTTCATTTTCTGTAGGTTCGATATCATACTCATACGAGACTACTTTACGCTTTGGTTTACCCATTTCAAATGACATATTACTCTCCTTTATTCTGTTTTTTGTTGGACTTGATCTTTTTTGCCCGTTTTACCATAGTTTCTGCATCGGCAGGTTTTTCTACGGGTCTAGTAGACTTACTGTCCTTCCATTCCTTCTTAGGACAGAAACCCCATCCAGCCTTTACCATACTTGTCGTATCCTGCTCCTTAACCCGTCTAAGCTCACCATACATCTTCATTGTTTTCATATCCACCTCAACTTTCATGATAATATGGTATCATAGTTTTATTTTGAATGCAACTATTTTTATTAAATAATTATAGGAGTGTTAATTATGGATGAAAATGATGCAGAGTTAAAGAAGTTAATGGATGAGATCAACATAGACGATAAGTTTAATACATTAAACCAAATCACGTCTAGTGAACCACCAGTAAAAATTACCGATGATAATATTAATGATTTTGTCATTGAAAAAATGGCAACAATGATTAGTTCCAATCTAGATACAATGAAAGTAATAGAGAATTCTATACGAACTGCCTTTGATGCGGAAGAAGTAGAAGCATATTCTAAATATGTACAATCTATAGTAAGTGCGGCAGAAGCTCTTAATAAGATTAACATACAGAATAAAAAAGCAAAGACAAGTATGGAGTTAAAACAACTTGAACTGAAAGCTAATAAAGAAACTAGTAAGCTTTTAGGTAAACCACAAACAAACAATAATATACTTATCGCAACCAGAGAGGAAATAATTAGTAAGTTTCTTGATAAGGTTAAAAAGGATATTGATGTAACAGAGGAACCATATGAACCCAAATGAACCATTCGATAAAGAACCTGAAGTTAGAGTATTCTATGAGAAATTCTATATAGATTCTAAATCAAAACATATACCGTCATTATTTGAAACAAATCCGGTGGAAACTATGTCAATACACCGATATTGGCAAAATTCGGTAGATGCATTTATGATGTATCCATATATAACATATGTTACCTGCATAAATGGCGATATAAGAGTAATTATTGCATATGAAGTAGATAACGGATATAAGTTTAATCAATATTTTGCATCGGAAATGGACGGTAAAGTGATAAAAGTTCCTGCTAATACTTGGTTTGGGCTTCATAATATAAGTTGTGGATATTCTACTATCATTCAGGGCTTTACAAAGCAAAAATCAACGCCCAAACGCCTTTCTAATAATATTTTCAATTGGTATGATAATTAATTAGTCGTTATTATATAAATAGTTATATAATAACACTATGAAAGACAATGCTAAATTGATTAAGAAGATGAATGAGGTTTGTTCTTGTGATAAGGATAAATATTGTCTTTTAAAAGAAATAATTTGTTGCTCCCATAATGACGCTAGATTCCTAATTCAATTGAAAGTTATAGAAATTTTTAAATATAATAAATCAAAAGAATTGGGATATGATTTGGGGTGGGAACTTTCCCATATAGAATGGGTTAGTTGTGGGGCTGCCAAAAAATTCGCAGAGGTTTATAATGAGGATTTATCTGCGGTGGAAATTTATAAAAAAATATTCAGCGATCCCAAATAATTATAAATTTACACTCAAAATGTAATATTGTAGTTAAGTAAACTATTAACTCTATTAGTAAATTCAATATCCGATATACCTATAGCTTTAGAAAAATCAGATATTAATTGTTCTGTTGATATAATAAATACTCTTTTAGGATCATTCTTCTGTATAAATATTCTATTCATAACCGCATACTCACGTATGTATGGATTCCATTTTGACGAGAAATTACCAAAGTGTCCGAACCATTTATGACAAGAATTATTGCTAGAATCATGTAAAGTTATAAAGTTGGATAGATCAGCGGACACACTTGGAAATAAGTGAACGGGACGACAATGATGCACCTCTAAATTAGACTGACATCCACAAATTGCACATTCTGGATATAATTTAACATAGCTCTGTTTTGCCTTTGTCATTAAGTACATTTCTTTTGTGGATAATGATTTTGCGGCTAGGTATAAACTAGTTATATTGTACATTATAATAATTTCCCAAATGTTCGAAGAAAATCGTCATCCGTTGTACCTTTGTCTTCAAGTTTTTTAAATGCTAATGCCTTTTGAACTCTTTCGTCTTTTAGCCATTGATCTTCTGTATACTTCTTATCATCAAGCCACCATCCCTTTGTTCCGTCTGTACGTATAACAGCTGGACCATCTTCACGATGTTGACCATTTTTTATCCACCAGTATTTATCTCCGTTTGAATATTCAATTGCTGGTCCATCTTCACGATGTCTAACATTTTTCTTAAACCACTCTAACGTTCCATCAGGATTTTCAACGGCTGGACCATTATCCCTATGTAATAGATTATGTTGATACCATTCTTTAGTTCCATCTTTACGTATAACAGCTGGTCCATCATCACGATGAACCTGACCGGCATCGTTATACCAAATTTTATCCCCGGCAACCGTAATAAAGGGATTAATTCGCTTTGATTTAATAGCGTTAGCCCCTTGTTTATTTATTGCTTCATATAAAATTTCTAATGGATCTGTCATTATAACACACTCCCGAATGTTCTAAGAAAATCATCATCTTTAGTTCCTTTGTCTTCGAGTTTTTTGAAATCAAGTATACGTTTAACCTCTGGATCCTGCTCCCATTTTTGTTTTGAAAGTTCTAGATCATTTATATAATACTCTTCATTTATTATTTCCCCTGCTTTATCATACCAAACTACTGCGGGTCCATCTACACGATGTAAATTGTCATTTATAAACCAGAATTTACTGATATAAGAGTCACTACCATCGGGGGTAAAGCAAATTTTAGCTGGTAATGACTCTTTTGTAATAGGATCTTTATCTTCTCTATTCCTAGCTCCATGTAATCTCCACGATAATGTATATACAGTTTTTTGATCCTCTGATAGTTCCATATAACTTGGTAATACTAATTTAGTCTTTTTATCTATTTCATCTCTACTTCCATAATCCATATCATCCCATTTAAATATACGTAAATGATCTGTGTGATTATAAGACATGATACATAAGCGACCCAATGGCACTGTGTAATTATAATTAACTCTAGTATAATTAGTTTTTAAAATATCTTCAATAGTAAATGGAGCTTCTATATGGGGATTGCTAGAATCACCAAGATTCTCATATAAAATTGTAAGTGGGTCTATCATTATAATATTTCTCCAAATGTTCTAAGAAAATCATCATCTTTAATTTTTGGATCCTCTAGTTTCTTCTTTGCACGAAACTTAAGAACACTCGGATGTTTCTCCCATTCTACTTTTTTAAGAGACATATCACCAATATAGTAAGCTTCATCACCATCTGGATATATTACAGCCGGACCATCTTCACGATGTAGTTTACTATCCTCCCACCATTCTTGTGTCCCATCATGCTTTATAAATGTTGGTAATGATAACCCAGTTTTTGGATCAATCTCGTGTCTTCCAAATTCTTTATTCTCTAACCATGCTAGTTTTTTTGCGTTTGGTAGTGGATGCAATTCTCTTGAAATTAAAAGTGTCTTTTTTCCAAACGACTTTAGTGAATAAAATCTGCAATAGAACTCAATATTTGCTGTAGGTAATGCAAGTGGCACGTGTTCTGTCCATCCAATTAGAGACTTTTCTTCTCTTGTTAAAATAGGATTCTCAATAAGATCATTATCTACTGACTCATATAAAACTGTAAGTGGGTCTGTCATTATAATACACCTCCGAATGTTCGAAGAAAATCATCGTCTTTAGTTTCTTTGTCTTCGAGTTTTTTAAATTTAAGTGCTTTTTGAACTCTAGCATCTTTTAACCAGCTGTGTTTCGACATACGGTTATCATCTAATGCATATACTTCCTCACCATTAGGATACATAATAGCAGGACCATCTTCACGATGTAAGTTGTTATTTATCCACCATGATTTTGTACCATCCTTTTTTATGATAGCAGGACCATCTTCACGATGTTTACGATCATGTTTCCACCATATCTCTGTATCAGTGAATTTATCAATCTGTGCGGGTCCATCTTCACGATGAAGTTTATTTTTATAATACCATAATTCAGTACCATTGGGTATTATAACAGCAGGACCATCTTCACGATGTAAGTTGTCATTATACCGCCACTCTTGCGTACCATCCGTATATATTACAGCTGGACCATCTTCTCGATGTCTTTCTCCCGCACGATTACGCCATACTTTACTTCCAAGTCTATTAATAGTTGGTTCTGAAG